TTACTTTCAGGTTATTTTATATACAAACCAACATAAGACATAACTATTTCAAATACGTACTTGGGGATTATTGATAATATATTATTATAAAGTAGAGACTAGGTACCCCTTTTTTTCTTCCTTATGTTGGTCGTAGGCTGTGTATAGGTGGTTTGGAGGGTGACTTTAAACGATGGCTAATAATATAGACTAAAAAGTACTATAGTGGGTTTAGAAAGACTATAGTAGGATTGTTGTTGACAAAAGAACCCACTTAATATAATATGGAGTATATGAGTAAATATGAAAAAGTCTTACGAGTTAATCCAGCTGTTACTAGAAAATTACCATTAGGTACGAGTGTCGATATTGAGATTTATATGAGAATTAAGAAGTTCGCAGAGGAGAACGAAGTTTCTTTCCAAGACGCTGTTCGAGAGTTACTAAGGACCGCTTTATCAGTTATCAATTTTAACAAATAATATGAGCGATACACAATGTATGTACAAAGATGGAGGAGATGAATCAAAACGATGTAAGGAATCTACTTACAATGGAGGTCGAGGATTGTGTACCAACCATTTGAATAGCTACCGCTACCATATAAGTAAGAAACCGAAGGAGGGAGAGGTTGCTTACACTTGGGAGATGCTGGAGGAGCAGGGTCTCTTGAAGAAGAAGCTATCGCAAGATGAGAAGAATATCAATCAGATGCACAAGCATCGTTCTTATACGAAGAGGAAGTAGCACCTGGACTTTGACATAAACCCAATAAGGTCGTAGCATTATGGTATGTCACATCGCACACGAGGGAAGACGACTATAAAACAAATGGCGTACGCGAGGAGAATATTCGGGGGGCAGGGGAAGTGTAAGAAGCAGATTGCACTGGATGTCGGATACTCACCGAATACTTCGAACTCGGTGAAGAGTCATATCGAAGATAAGCCTGGATTCCAGATGGCTATGACCGCTCTGGCGGTGGATTCTAATAACTTGGCACTTGCGGCTATGTACGAGTTCAAGCAGAGGGGGTTCAAGGATTTCTCGAACAAGGATTTAGTTGGAGCATTGAACGCTATCGGAAATGCGTGGGCGAAGTTCAACGCAGAACCGAAGGTGAAGGAACCGACGGAAAACTCGAACAAGTTGCGGACTGTTATTCTGCAGCAGATTGAAAACCAGCATCAGGTCGTGGCTCCCCAAACTACACAGGTTGTACAAATAGCTCCGCTTGATGGAGCTCTTGATTTCTAATGAAGATACACGATTTCTATAAAAAATTCGACGCACTCCCGAGGGAGAAGCGTTTCGAACTCATAATACCGAGAGGGGAGCCTACTTCTTTCTTTGTGATATTCCAGCAGTTGGCTCAGGTTCGAGCACAGAAGCGGTTCTTCGAAGAGAGGGAGGCGCATTTGTTGGCGGTGGCAGAGGAGGAGTTTAATAAAAGGGAACATGCAGAAATTTAATCCGAAGGAACATAACGAGTACATCGTGCAGCTCCTCACGGAGACCCCTGCTCTTATAAAGGACCAGGCGTGGAGACTGGCGAATCTGTACTACATTATTACGAAGGACGGGGCGAAGGAGGTGTTCGCGATGAACCGAGCACAGAAGCATTTCTTCGATACATACTTGAACGTACCGAGAGCGTATCACAGGCACGTTATACTCAAAAGTCGACAGCTGGGGTTCACGACGTTCATTGACCTTTTTATATTGGACTCGATTCTGTTCAACTCGAACAAGGAGGGGATTATTATTGCCCATAAGGTGGAGGATGCAACGCAGATTTTCGATAAGAAGATTGATTTCGCGGTGCGTAACATGGCAGAGGATGTGAAGGGGGCATTTTTCAAAATAAATCAGAAAAGCTCACGCAAGATACAGGTGATTATTGACTATGGACCGGAGCAAGGTTCCACTTCTTCGATTGCGGTTTCAATATCGGGACGGTCGGGGACGTACCACCTGGTACATATCTCGGAGTTCGCGAAAATGTGTGCGATGTACCCGAGACGGGCGGAGGAGGTGGAGCGAGGTACATTCCCAACGGTGCCGTTCGACGGGTTCATTTTTATTGAGTCCACGGCGGAAGGTATGGCAGGGCGATTCTATGAAATCTTTCAGCAAAACTGGTTGGTACGGGATACAATTACACCCCAGCTTTCGCAGGTTCAGTTCCTGCCACACTTCTACAACTGGCAGTACGACGATATGGAAATGAAGAAGATTTACGAACCGATTCCGACCTCTAAGATGGATATTTGTGAAATCGACTGGGCTTCATACCAGGAAGAACATAATCTGACAGATTTGGAAATCACGTACTACTATATGAAGTGGCTCCAGTTCGGGGGGAAGAATAGTCCGGATGCGATTAAATCACTGATGCAGGAGTACCCGACGACGCAGGAAGAGGCATTTCTTTCAACAGGGCAGACATATTTCGCAACCGCGAAAGTGGGGGCGTTGCTGAAAGAGGCGAAGCAGGGTGAACGAGGGGAACTTGGAATGGACGTGAAAGGGGATGTAATTTTTAATCCGGTGTCCTCCGGTTCTTTGGAGATTTTCAAAAAGCCCGAAGTGGGGACGAGGTACATTATAGGTGGGGACACATCGGAAGGTCTCGCTCATGGAGACGCTCAAGTTCTCTATGTAATCAACCACAAGACGGAGGAGTGTGATGCACTCTATCGGTCGCAGGTTGCGCCGGACGAACTGGCGACTGAGGCGTACAAACTTGGGAAGTTCTACAACTGGGCTCTCATGGGAGTGGAAGTAAACAAGGATGGGCTCTGGGTGAACGATGCTCTGGAGAAGATGGGGTACTTGAATCTGTACTACAGGAAGGTTTTCGACGACATAACACAGAAGGTTACGAAGTTCTTCGGGTGGAAGACGACTTCCGCTACTCGTCCATTCGCACTTGCGGCTCTTAAGGCTGTGGTCTTTCGTAAAGATAGAGGATTCCCTGCGCAAATACTGAATGAGATGCTTACGTTTATCCGAAACACGAAAGGAAAACCGGAAGCGATGGATAAAAAACATGATGACTGCTTTGTGAAAGACACTATGATTTTAACCAACAATGGTGAAGTGCCAATCCAGGATATAAAAGTCGGTGATTTTGTTCTGACGAGGAACGGTTATCGCCCTGTTGAATTTACTCGCAGTAGATATCGAAAAGTTATCAATAATATCGGTTTAACAGGAACTCCGACTCATAAAATTTTTGTAGGTGATACAAAGAAACAACTTGACAGCATACGCGATAGTGATACACTCCATGTATGGAAAAAGAAACTATCATCTATCAAGGCAAAAAATATCACAGGCATCCAGAAGCAAAAAGAAGGCAACACCGTGTATATTTTTGGAGACATGATAAATGGAAAGAGCCGCCTGTTGCATTACATCGGCAAATTTGGATTGATAACAATGGACCAATACCAGAAGGCTTTCATATTCATCACAAAGATGGTGATACACTTAATAATTCAATTGAAAATTTGGAAGCTCTTAGTAAATCAGAACATGCTCGACATCATATGTCCTCACTGGAGAGAAGGGAACTCCAAAGTGAAACAGCAAAAAAGCAAGGAAGACGACTTTATGAGGCTGGAGCAGTATGGAGAAAAACACCAGAAGGGATTGAATTTAATCGTAAAAATACGCTTACATCTCTATTCAAGACTGAAAGAGATATTGTATGTGGTGTTTGCAAAAACTCTTTTAAATCTAGGGTTATTAATGCTAAATATTGTTCTAATCGTTGTAGAAATCTTTTCTCAAATACCAGAGCTCGTGCAAAGGCGAAAGGTATACAATTTACAGGTTTTTGATACCCATGAATATTTCGCGAATGGGATTCTTGTATCGAATTGCATCATGGCGGCTTCAATTGGCTACGCGATTCTTCAGGAGCAAGGTAAATACATCGAAGACTCAACTTCTGGGGAAGGATTTAGTCACCTTCGTGCTGTCTTTGGTGAAGAACAAGGAATTATGAATCATTAGAGCGAAAATCTTTCCATATTTTGCTAAATAAAGCGAAGAGGATGAATGGAACGGTGATAAAAAGATGGTAAGCGAATTGTTCAAGAAATTTCATAAAAAAAGTATATCAGAAAATTGCTTTTTTAATAAAAAAGAACATACTTATTGGATAAACATCAATTTTTTTGACATATGACAACCGAAACAGCTGAGATGACTCCAAATTCTTCTAAAATAAAAGGAAAGAGTGTCGAAAAAGACACAATTAAGTTCATTCAAGACAAAAAGAAGGAGATGAAGGATAGTCAGTATCGAAATAAGTTCGATACGCTCGCTGCCGAGGTTGGTATCAACTTAATGAATACGAATGTTTCATATGGACAAAAGTTATATGAGAAGTCTGGGTGGGGGTCAATGGTTTTTTATAATAAAATGGCGAATGGTGCGTATGATATCAATGTATATCCGCAAAAGCTTACAGACCGTGACCAAAATCGTTCAGGAGTTCCGGTCTCGCAAGAACCGATAGCGTTCGCGAAGATAATGATTGCAACCAGCGTTCTTGCTGGCAAGTTACCTGACGCTACCGTTGTTGCAGATGATAAAGTGTACGGTCGAGCGATGTATGAACTCTGGAAGAGGAATTGGTCGATGAACGGGGCAAACGGAGCAAATACACTTATGCTCACATACCAGAACCTATTCACATATGGATGGGCTGCTTGGCGAGTGTATCCAAGACGAGTGCAGGTGCAACGAAATGGGGTCACGAAGATTATGTTCGATGACATCTACCGTGAACCACTTGATGTTCGACGAACGTGGCTCGGTATTGGGTTCAACCACGGAGATTGCTGGTCATGGGGCGAGGTGTACTACGAACGTGATATGTCTAAGGAGGATTTCTATAGGATGTACCCAGACGCAGACTCTGCAAAGAATCGAAAGAAGTTGGAATACTGTTCTGTATCAGAAGAAGCCAAAGATGAGAATAGCGAAAAACTTCGAACTCACGTTACTATCGGATACTACGAAAACTATTTGGCAAACCGCTATGTTGTTGTCTGTGGAAAAATGAAGATTTACGACGGGGAACTTCCGAACGACGGGTCGCACGGTTCAGTGGTAACCGCTCGATGTTTCGTAAAAGACCTCAACGACCCATATGGAGTTGGTCTCTACGAAATGATGCGAGGTAACACCGCTATCTATACATATATAAACTCACTGAACGCGCAACAAGTCGAAGCTGAAATCTTCCCACTACTTTTCGGTGCTCAAGTTCAGAATGGCTCCGCTTCATATAAGAGAGGACCAAATATTGTAAACCCTAAGCACCCTGGCTCAGATATTGATGTAATTAAAACATCGGGGAATGTCCAACAGGGGATTATCTACGCTGACAAGCAGAAGCAAGCGATTGAGGAAAATACTGGAGTCAATAACATCGTTGCCGGTACACAGTCCGAAACAACACTCGGCTCTACAGTGATTTTGAAGGAAGCTGCTTACAACCGTCTTACACCACCAAAGAACTCGATGATTGTTGGTCTCGAACTCGATGCTCATATTGCAAACACGTGGATGCAACAAATCTATCCTGTTGATAAAATCTTTATGATTGACTCTGAAGACCAACTTGCTGAATTTACAAAACAAAATCCTGATTACTTTGTTGAGACACAGGAGCGACTTGATGATAACGGTATACCTGTCGGTTATGTTGCTGCCGCTTCGAAGAACCTCCGACTCAACTTCGACTTCACACCAGAGGGTGAAGTTATGGATAATGTTGCAACTCGTCAGATTTCTACGAAGGGGCTCTTTGATGAAATGAAGAACACAGGACATATGAGTGACTACATCGAATTCATTATTGACCCAGACTCAATGCTCCTTCCATCACTTGAAATCCAGAAGCAAACATTCATGGCACTCTTCCCGGTCATTACGAATCAGATTACGCTGATTTACTCAATGAGGAACCAAGACCCTGAAGCTGCGGCTTCGCAATTAATGGCACTTGAAAAACTACTTGATATCCAAGGGGGTGATATCTACGATTACATTTCAAAGAGAGATTACGATGCAATCCTCGCCGGGCAACCATCAGATGTGCAGATGAAAATGCAGCAACAACAAATGGAACAAGAAGCAAAGAATACTGCGATGCAGAATATGGCAGGTGGGAGTGGTGGTGGAGAAATGCTTCCTTCTGGTCAGAACATGATGGGAGATGGGACAGACCCAATGCAACCACAAAATCCGAATGAGGTTCCACGACCACAAGCACCAATGGGAGCAGCTGTCGATGCTTCAATAGGAAGAGCTGCTCAAGGATAATATGGGAATAAGTAATTTATTTAATTCAATAGGAGGGGGGATGAAGAAAGCCAAAAATTCTATTGGAGATTATTTTGATAACTCTATTACCTATAATAGAGAGGAATATTTAAAAGCAAATCCACAACCGACAGCTCCTGTTCAACCAGCTGTTCAAAAAGGTTTAAATCAAGCAAGTATTATTTCAGCACTCCACCAACTTGAATCAAGTGGTGGAAAAGACCCAGCAATGCCACCACCACGAGATTTCTATTACGATATCCCTGCAGCAAACGGAAATGAAAAAGTTCGAAGAGTGAACTATAACAGTGGTCGCTCGGGAGAGTTCGGGTTGTCACCTGTTGCAATCGCTGATTTGGCGAGCTCGAGCATTGACCAAGATGCTGACCCTTCAACATGGACGGCATACGGGAAGCCGCTCATAGCAGGAAGGAAACCAGAGGAAATTCAAGAAATGCTTAAAACATTTGAGGGGACAAGCCAGTTGGCGTATGAATTCTTCCTTAAAAAAAGAGCAAACAAAGAGGACCTTACCCCGGAGTCTCTTGCGAATGACTATATCAATAATTACTGGGGACTCGTTAATGCTGACGGGACCCCGAGGTCAGCGAGTGAAATTACAAACAATAAAGCCCGGGCTCTTGCGATATTTAATAGTTTCAACATATAAGTATGGAAGAAAACGAACAATCACTTAAGCAGAAGAAGATTGCTCTCGCAGCGAGCGAACATGCTCCAGTCATTATTGAATTAATGAAAGACTGTATGGCGCAAATACCAATAGTGGCTGACACGGAATGGAAGACGATTGTAAACGCCATCACTTTGGAAGTTCAAGGCACAATGCTTCGAACGATGGTCGACCATCTTGAAGGAATTAGAAATGGGAGTTTACACGAACAAAAATAATATGATTATATTTGAAGTCATTGTAGGGTTAGCGATTTGGGATTTTATAAAATGGTTTTGGAAATTAGATAAAAAATCATGGATGCACGAGAAATAAAAAAGAAAGGATACACCGTTCAGATTGGGTATTCAAAGAAGGCGAAAGAAAAGAAGTTGATGAAGTTCATAACAAAGAGCGGTGACTCGTTCGAAATAAGTGCGGAGGAGATGTCATCTATGCTTATCGGTGGAGTGAACTCGAATACACTCGAAGCAACATTTGTAGAGTCTGATAGAATTAATGTTGTCGAGGTCGGTCGACAGATTCAGTGTGTCTTGGAGAAAGACTTCAAGAAGGGAGAAATTATAAACATAAATTACACACATCCGTATCCGCTCGAGTTCGCTCTGATTGAACAGGCGTACAAAATAGCAAAAATAGATATGAGCATCCCTGCGAAGGTGCTCACCCAAGAATATATAAAGAAGGTTAAATCCCAGTTAAAACCTGAGATGACCAACTTTATAACCAAGTTTTACAAATCGTTTAAAAATCTTGTCCTTAAATAACCATCGGAACCTCCCACGATACGGGTAGGATAAAAATATGGAAAATACAACAAACCAAGTACCACTAGCAACTCCAGCGACACCAAAAGCAGAGCCTGTGAAGTCAGCAAAAGTATCAATACTAAAAAATACGGCAGGAAAAAGTGTCCCTGAAAAGGATTACTTTTTCGGGGCTGTCGTTCCGTCAGGATTTGAAGGAACTTGTGGAAAGCCAGTTGATAGGGAAGACCTTCTCGCTGTCTTTAACAAAGTGTTCAAACCAGAAGACAATATTCTCTTTTATAAACAGACAGACAAAGAAGTGTATCTCGTTATCATTCCAATGAAGTATGCAACAACCGTTGGAGAGTCACAAAATTCGATTAATGGGGAATTTCAGAAACACGCAATCTCATTTTTGAATGAGGGGTCAGTGAATCTAGAATCATTGAAAGCAAAACTTGAACGTATAAATAAATTTGTAAAATATACTGATAGATAAGTTGCAAATGCAGATTATTCAATGTACAATTTAATTAACCATCGTCACCTTTCACGACACGAAAGGATAAAATATGGAAGATATAACCAACGTCGAAGGACAACCGGAATTAAATGAAGACCAGGAGCTTGATAAGATTCTTGAAGATTCAATTAACACGGTAAAAGCTGGAAATGAGCTCTCTCTTAAAAAAGAAGAAGCCAAGATTGATGAGGGAAAAGGAGTTTCTCCTGAACCTATTAAATCAGAGGATACCAGCAAACCTCAACCCGTCGAAGCAAATAAAGAGAGCGAGTACGAATATCGGATACCAAATAAAGGAAAGTTTGAGTCAGACGAATCTTT